CAAGGGTGACCTTGCATCTGTATATGAATCAAATAAAGGCTTTACGAGTGGAGTCAACTTCGGAAGCTTAAGTGCGCCAAAGCAATTGGCATCGCAGCACCTAAGCACAATGGAGCAGAGTCATAGAGGCGTATTGAAGGGTGATAGCGGCAGAGATAAGAGAGCGCTAATTGCTGGCCCAGGCTTCCTATCCACCTTTGGATCAAAAGCACGCGAGAGAGCCTCAGCCGAACGCAAGGCAGCAACTCCACCTACACCAGAGACTGCCACATCTAATGTAGATGCGAATAGAGCCAGCCAAGAGAGAGCACGAGCAGCAGCAGCTAGGCGTGCAGCAGCCTCCGCAGGCATATCATCTACTAGGCGCACTAGCCCACTTGGTGTAGATCAGAGAGCCGCTGCAGGACGAACCTCAGCACTAGGACTATAGGAGCTATATATGGCACAAGAGAAGACCCTATTACAGCAGCTGAATAAGCTCCTCAAGACTGTAGAGGATGAACAAGAGAGCAAGGGCTGGACCACACAGTGGAGAGACATCAGAGATAACCTCCTACCAGATCGTGGAAGGCAGATAGGCACAGAGGATGAGTCAGCAGTCAATGATGGCAGAAAGAAGCGTCAGAACGTACTTACATCAGTAGCTGAGCGATCTGTAGCTAACCTAGCCGCTGGCCTCAAGAGCTACCTTACTACGCCTTCTAGGCCATGGTTCCAGCTAAGGCTTAAGGATACCGTACTGAATGAGGATTGGGAAGTTAAGAATTGGCTAGATAGGCAGACTGCTGCAATGCATCGCGTCATGAATAAGAGTAACTTCTATGATGCTATCCACAATATCTACATTGAGCTAGCTGGCTTCGGCTGTGGAGCAATGATCATCCTAGAGGATGAGCTAGACACGATCAACTGTAAAGCCCTGACATGCGGAGAGTATTACTTTGACATCTCCAAGAAAGGCACAGTCAATCAGCTAGTACGTAAGATCTACATGCAAGTAGACAATATGGTAGCTGAGTTTGGATTAGATAATGTAGGTGACAAGATCAAGTCTCAGTACGAGAATGGCAATGGCCATCTGCGGCATTGGGTGTATCACTATATTGGCCCTAATGACAAGAGGCTGAATGTAGATCCACCTAGCATCTTAATCTCACCTAGCGTCGTTGCTAAGCCTCAGTATCTATCAATCTACTGGACTAAGGATGGAGAGAAGGAGCTATCAGTATCTGGATTCGCTGAGTGGCCAGTGATGCCACCTCGATGGAATGTTATCTCCAACGACATCTACGGGACTGAGTGCCCTGGCATGATTGAGCTAGGTAACATTAAGATGGCCTATGAGCTGCTTAATGATGAGCTTACTGGCGTCAAGAAGTCTATTGATCCACCGCTAATCTCAGATGGCAATGTAGATATTGTCAACACGATTCCTGGTGGAGTATCTGAAGGCACTGGCTCATTAGGTCAGCAGCAGAGTCTAAGGCCACTGTATAATGTTAATTTTGATATTGCATCTGCGGATGCAGTCCTTGAGAAGACTAAGGAAGAGATTCGCACAGGCTTCTTCAATAACCTATTCCTGATGCTATCTGCCGATGACAATGACAGAAAGACAGCATTCGAGGTAGCTAGACTACAGGAAGAGAAGATGAGTATGCTTGGTCCAATGATTGAGCGACTTAATACTTCAGCCCTAGATATTGCCATTGATCGCATCTGGGCAGTGATGGACAGGCAAGGGCTCATTGAGCCTCCTCCAGAGGTTGCTGCTAATGTAGAGATGGACATCGAGTATATCTCTCTGCTAGCACAGGCGCAGAAGACGTCCAGCCTACGCAGCATTGACAGTCTATTAGACTTCATGAGTAGAGCAGCACAGTTTGCACCTGAAGCTATTGCAGGACTACCTGACTGGGCTGAGATGACTGAGATCTATCGAGATGGATCAGGAGCACCACAGAGAGTGCTTAAGAGCCCTGAAGTGCTACAGGCTGAGGCAGAGGCTGCAGCTGCTGCTGCACAACGTCAGCAAGGCATGGAGATGGCTTCACAGATGGCTACAGGAGCTAAGGATCTATCACAAGCTAAACTGGGCGAAGGAAGCGCACTTGATGCAGTACTTGCAGGTGGAGCTGAGAACTTAGAATAAGGAGGACGTATGGGAGCTACTAATGGCTTCGAGGAAGAGAAGCAACTAATAGTTGACCACAAGAAGTTAATTAAGTCTGATGCTGCTAAGTGGCATCAGTACTTAGCTAAGGTACTCTCTACTTACGAAGGTAGGGAGTGGGCATATACATGGTTCCATCAGAACCTAAATGACTGCACTGTATTCACTGGCGACAGTAAGACCTACTATCTATCAGGATGGCAGGATGTAGCTAGAGATATGCAGAAGCACATGAAGGCAGCATCATTTGATGGCTGGGTTGAGATGGAACGAGAAGCACAAATGAGGAAATCGGAGGACTAACTTATGGCAGACGAAGTAGCTGACACGCAGGGTAACACCGAAGCGAACGTTGCAACAGAAGCCCCACAGGAGCAGGCACAGGAGACTACACCAGAGCAGACACAGCCAGAACAGGCAGAGTCAAAGCAGGTTGAATCAGAGAGTGCAGCACCTGAGAAAAAGAGCCTACTGGAACAAGCTCAAGAAGCAGATGCTCCAGAAGGTGAAAAGGAAGATGCTAAGGAAGTAGATGCTGAGGCTAAGGCTGAAGAGTATACTGACTTTACACTTCCAGAAGGAATGGCAGCAGACGACGCAGCATTAGCTGAGTTCCTGCCTGTTGCCAAGGAACTGGGACTCTCTCAAGAGGGAGCACAGAAGCTCGTTGATGTGATCGCGAATAGAGAGCAACGGAATGCAGAAGCAGCCGAAGCAGCTAAGAACGAACAGATCGATGGGTGGGAACAGGAAATCAAGTCTAATCCTAATTGGAAGACTGACGTACTGTTAGCCGATAAGGCCATTCAGGCCATTGGTAACGAGGAGTTCACTGCCCTATTAGAAGATTCTATTGGCAGTTATCCTCCAGTCAAGGCCGCTATGGCCCAAGTTGGAAAGTGGCTCTCGGAGAGCAACTTCGTAGAAAGTAATGGCGGGGAGTCTATTAGTAAGACACCTGCTCAAATCATGTACCCTAACATGCAAACAAGGAGCTAAAAATGGCTACTCTTGGAAACCTCAATCTCTCTAATGCAGATCTTGCGAAACGCAAGGACAATTCAGGCCGCGTACAGCAAGTAATTGAAATCCTGAATGAAGTTAAGCCCATCGTCGATGACATGGTGATGGTTGAATGTAACAGTGGCATGAGCCACAAGACTACCGTTCGTACTGGTATTCCTACTCCTACATGGCGTAAGCTCTACTCTGGTGTTCAGTCCACCAAGAGCACGACCCAGCAGATTGTAGATTCCTGCGGTAATCTGGAAGCACGTCCAAAGATTGACATTGATGTTGTTGATAATTCCGGTGATCCTGCTGGTACTCGCCTGTCGGAGCAGGTTCCTCACATCGAAGGTATGGGGCAGACTGTTGCTTCTACTATCTTCTACGGTGATACGTCCGTCAATCCTGAGCGCTTTATGGGCCTCTCTCCTCGCTTCAGTGAGTACACTCGCTCTACTCCTGATCAGACCAAGATTGACTACAATGTGCTGACTGCTGGTGGTAGTGGCTCTGACAATACCTCCATCTGGTACATCACTTGGGGCAACAACACTTGCTCTGGTATCTATCCTAATGGTGCATCTGGTGGACTTAGCCACAAAGATATGGGCCAGCTGGAAGTAGAAGCTGACGACAGCTCCGGTAGTTTTGACGCCTATGTTGATAAGTACAAGTGGCAGCTCGGTCTGTCTGTACGCGACTGGCGCGCATGTGGACGCATCGCTAACATTGATGTATCTGCCCTCGAAGCTGAGTCCAGCGCTGCTGACATAATCAAGTACATGATCAAGCTCCAAGAGCGTCTTCGTGGCACTAACATGGGTAAGGGTTTCTGGTACATGCATCCTCGCGTAGCTACCCAGCTCCGCATCCAGATGCTTGGTGCAGGCGAAACTTCCGCTAAGTGGAACACTAACCTCACGTTTGATAATGTTGAAGGTAAAGAAGTTATGTCCTTCGGTGGCGTTCCTATCCATCGTGAAGATAGCCTTCTCCTTACTGAGGCTGCAATTACTCAGGCTTCCTAGTAGGCTGTAGTATTCAATAGATGCGCCTCATGTTGGGGCGCTAACTTAACTTAAATTAAGAGGTAAATTATGATCTTCTCTCGACTAGAACAATTCTCGGACAGCCAGGCAATCACTGCTGATGCTGCTGCAACTAATGTATGGGATGGCCTCGCTGCTGGCGGAGCTATCGGCGAAGAAATGTATCTGGTAGTCCAAGTTGACACCACGTTCACTGACCTTACGTCGCTCACTATCGAGCTGGCTACTGATACTGCACTCCCAATTGATGCATCCAGTACCGTACTCGCATCTAAAACTGTATTGGCAGCTGACCTTACTGCTGGCAGTACCGTAATGACTGTTCGCGTACCACGTGAGCAGGATCGCTATGTTGGCGTCTTCTATGATTCCAATGGCACAGATCCGACTGCAGGAGCCATTAGTGCGTTCCTGACTAATAACATTCAGCAGGAAAATCTGCTCTACTAGGTTATTATATGGCCCATCCTGAGATTACTTGGGGTGGGCCACTTTGAGGAGGATATATGTCGATGCTGTCGACCTATATATGCTATGTGCCCAAAATAGATAACTTAATCGACATGTTAGATCCTCAAGGAGGATATATGAGAGCACTACATATATGTGAGTTCACGACTATAAGAGTCCTCAAGGAGGTCATTGCGCTTCAGTGCGACATGGTTACAGGACTGTTACACAGAGGGTCAGCTCATACTGATATACTAGGCTACGTCCTTAATCAGGACTACTGGTCTACAAATAAGCAGCTAGAGATCAAAATAAAGCTAGCTAGAGGCAAGTATGATCTATTGCATGTTCATACATCAACATCTAACGCAAAGCTCTTAGAGTTTGTTAGAGAGCATTCTGAGCTACCTATTGTATGGGATGTACATGATACACCAAATGATGCAGTTGATAGATCAATTCCATCTGCTGTCATTACACCATCTAATGGCTACCACTTTGACGATAGATGCACTACGATCTATAGCATGGTTCCTAAGATGCTATTCCCTGAGATCGGGAGCAAGAAGATTGATGCGACTGTATTAGTTTCGCATGTTGACACTGCCCCACACTACAGGGATTATAGAGAGCTACAGTTATCAGGAGCGTCCAAGGATGTATTCATATATCCTACGGCTAATAATCCTGCCATGCAGGAGCACTACAGTAACTTGATGCAGGTTACTCCATACACTAAGATGCTATCAGAGCTACCTAAGTTTGCGTTCGGCTATGCTGGAGCTGCTAATAGTAGGCATGAGATAGATGTATGTGTAACTAACAAGTTCTGGGAGTATGTAGCAGCAGGACTACCTATACTGACATACAATAGCAAAGAGATGTCTGAGCTAGTTGAAAGTATGTGGTATGGCGTAAAACTAGAGAGCCTGTCAGATGCTTATGATAGCATCGAGGATGCAGGCAAGAACGTAGCTGATGCTAGGTTCCAATTCACTATGGAGTCACAGATTCCAGCAATTAAGAAAGTATACAAAGAGGCTATGATATGGTAGTAGATTTACATTGCGTGCAGGACTGTCAGCCACGTATTGAGGGCGGTAACCCGCGACTGGTTATTCAAGGTGAAGTGCTGGAAGGCATTGAGATTGATGGCAAAGAGGAATGGCTAAAGTACTTTAATGCATACGAGCATAAGCCACCAATCAAAGTAGAGCCAATCAAGAAGATCCTCATTGAGGAGATTGGTGTAGCAGACGAGGAGGCCGAGGTCAAGAAGGAACCCACCAAGGAAGAGATTGGTGCTGGCCCTGAAGTGAATCTCGATACAATCAAGAAGAAGTTCACTAAACCACAGATGGTAGCCATGCTGCGAGATGCAGGCATTGGAGCCTTCGAGAATTGGAAAGAGGATACGCTCGCCAAGAAGGTGCAAGATAAGCGCCTGTATGTAGGCAAGCTTTAATATATGAGGGGTGACGCATGGCATTATATGACTGCATAGTAAGCAATCAGTGGAGTAGCCGCTACTGGAGCAAGGGAGAGACGTATGACATTTCTGATACGCCACCTGCTGGATTCTTCACTGCCGTAGCTGCCGCTGATGCTGATGCTAGGCCAGTATCCGTCACCCCTCTACCCGCATGGAAGGATGCTGAGGGGCAATGGCATGTTGATGTGCCTACGCAATGGATTGGTGATATTAGTATTGAGTCAGATGTATTCTTTGATAACATATCTGGAGATGCTGGCATTCAGAAGTTTGTAGCATGGAACAGTGGCACTGGTCTAGTTGATATCGACCTACCTGGGTTAGAGAAGGTTGACAATACTACATTCAGGGTGTACGCTGGGAGTGGCAACTTCTTGGATCTATCAGATCCATTAAATCCGACAGTATCTCACATTCACTGGGAAACGCAGACTGAGACTGACCCATACATCGCTACGAATCTACGAACAGCTGTTGGTATTGATAGTTCTGGAAGTATCGCAACCTTCGCTGATGAGATCACATCCGCAGATAGGCGAGACTATATCCCTATAGGATTACTGACTCACACAGATGGTGCTACCATCACACAGACCAATCTAATTCCAGCTATGGCTATTGATCCAGTGGGGAAGTTGCATGACCTCTGTTCGGCTGTTAAGTTTTCCAATCTTGAGGGGAACGTATACTCTGGAGCTAGTAGTTCAGTCAATAGTCTAGCCGTAACGGCAGGTAAGACCTTCTCCTGTGATAGAAACTTTGCAGACGACAAGACAGATCCTAATGTAACATCCCAAGCTGCCGACTCTGACATTGCAACATTCTTCACTGCATACAGCGATGGGTCAGGCGGCACAAACATTGGAGTAGCATCCGTTGTAGACTCCACTAAGTACGATGACGGAACTGGCACATTAGCTACGTTAGCGGCTGGGTTCTGGGTCACGCATAGGCTGTATAGATCCACTACAACAGGATCTACTCTTCTGATCTACGGGCAATCCTTGCATAAGGGTCGTACAGAGGCACTAACTGAGATCAATATCGAAAACTTTGCACCACTACCAGGCAGTGAAGAGTTGATACTTAGGGGCTTCCTAACAATAAATAGCGGTGCTGCTGGCCTACAGAGTACGGAAACATCAATCTTTACACCAGCTGACAAGTGGGGCACGGCACCTACTAATAGACCAACTAATGGCTTTGATGTTGGAATTCCTAGCTACAAGAGCTACGCATTCACATCCAGAGGTATTAACGCAGGTACATACTACGCAGCTGGCTTCTATGAGGCTCCAGCAACTGATGCTAACCTAACACAGGCATCAACCACGGTGAGTTACGGTACGGCAAATGTGTCATACGCTGCACATGGCTTCATCGTAGCAGGAGGCGCTGGGAGCGTTGATACTGGACAAGTCGGGCTACGTGCTAACTATACTAAGATCGATGATACTGGCACGCGCACCACTAGCTATGTAGAGACAATCACAGAGGACATTACGACACTTAGCTTGAACGACTACCTAGAAACAGGTAAAGTACTTGGAACAATTCAGTTTGAGTTATATGTCGTATCCGGCAGCCCTACGACATACAGCCTAGACTTTAATTATGGCTTAGCCAAGTATGAAGACTTTGGCAATAGAAACTTTATGATCACTGACTTTGAGGTTGTTGGGTTTGGTGACGGCACAGATACTAACTTTAACATAGAACTATTAGATCATACAGCTACTGGGTGGACATACTCGGCAGCTGCATTCGTTCCTGGTGATGGTGCAATCTGCGAACTATCCACAGATTACAGTACGGATGATAATGTCGCTAATAATGAGTATTACGCATACAAGCGATCTCTGCTAAATACTCCGATAGGGAGTGCTGGTATTGGTGGTGTGCTTATCCGAGTAACCACTACTTCCAACTCGACAGTTCAAATACTAACAGCCCACGTAGGAGTTGAATTTTAATGTATGCCATGAAAGGACTAATTTCACCACTGCAATTACTTCGCAAGGTCGAAGATGACGGGTGGGACGGCAAGACCTACGTTTTAGGCAAACCACTCACCTACTTAACTAAGTCTGGAATAATTCACGAAGCGCCAGCTGGATTCGTGACTGACTGTGCATCATGGGTACGTCGCAGAGGGCGCTTTGAAGAGGCTGCTGTAATGCATGACTATCTATACAGTATTGATGCAGGCTACGGCTACTCCAATCGCATCTTCAAGGAGATGATGGAGCGTGCAGGATGCTCACGCTGGCGCATTAACTCATACTATGCTGCTGTCTGCTGCTTCGGCTGGATGGCCTACTATTTTGGAGGTAAATAATGGCAACTAAGGTAGACATTGGCAATATGGCACTACGTCGTATTGGTGAGACTAGGATTGAGAGCTTCACTGAGCAGAGTGATAATGCTAATATCCTGAATGACATCTACGACATTAACCGGAAAGCTGTATTACGTGAATACCCATGGAGCTTTGCAGTAAAGACGGCAGAGCTTGTTGCTACATCAGAAGAGCCTCCAGACTGGAATTATGAGTTCGCTCTACCTGCTGACCTACTGTATCTCCTGTCGCCAGCAGAGTCTGGAAGAGACTTCACTGATAACATCTATGAGATTCGTGGATCTAACCTCTATACTGATGATAGTGAGATCACTGTACGATATGTATATGACATCACTGATACATCTAAATTTGACAGTCTATTCGTTACTGCATTAAGCTACCTTTTAGCAAGTGAGCTAGCAATGCCACGTACTGGAGATCCTAACATCCAAGGTAATATGGCACAGGGATACACTCAGGCAATCACTAAGGCTAGAGGTATGAATGGTTCAGAGAATAAACTTAATCGCGTTGCAGACAATCAGTATGTAAACGCACGACGCTAAGGGATCTGATATGACTAGTCTAATGAAGCATACGTTTGCTGGAGGGGAGTTAGCCCCAGACCTCGATGGCAGAACTGACTATCAGAAGTACCCTACTGGGGCAAGTCTACTAGAGAACTTCTGGGTCACTCGATATGGAGGTATCGCCAATAGACCTGGGATGCGATTTATAACATCAACTCCTAGTGACAATCTTGGTGCATTCATACCATTCAAGTTTAGCTCAACTCAGAGCTACGCCCTAGAGTTCACTCCTAGTGTCATGCGAGTAATGAGAGATGGCAGTGTCATTCTTAAGTCGCGCAGGAATGCTACATATAAGTGGACGCTTAGTTCAGGTGGAACTGCTGAGTATTACCTAGAACTAGCTGCTGGTGGCGATCCAAGCATAGTTGGTGCAGAATTAGTTGAGGAGGATGGCGTAGACATGCAGGAGGGCTCATTAGGCTCCCTAACTGCATCACAGTGGGTAGTGGGTGATAACGACACATTAGGCTACTCTACGCTATACGTTAGGCTATCTGATGATACAGATCCTGACAGCAAGGCTGCTGATTACATTAAGAGCGACTACCAGTTAGATCACAGCTTCACCTTAGCTCAGATCCAAGAGATGAATCATGAGCAGAGTTTTGACACTGTATGGCTAGTACACTGGGACTTCCCGCCGTATGCCGTCATTCGCAATGCTGAAGATGACTGGGCAATCGGTGAGTACAGTTTCACTCCAAGCATCAATGCACCATTCTCTTTGGTATCAAACCAGTCAGTCTCTCCTGGGTCTACTACTCGTGATGCACTCTATCGCGTATCTGCAATCGCAGAGGATGGTGAAGAGAGTGAGCCTACAGATGAGACTACGCAGGCTACGCCATACCCATGGAACTCTGTAGCAACCTTTAATGCTCAGCTATTCTGGAATGCATTAGTTAGCTCAGGCTTCCAATGGACATCCTCTGGCAGTGGAACTGATGAATATTACTGTGAGGTTAATGGTGGTGGTGATCCAGCACTTACAGAGCCAGCAACAGTATACGAAGATAAGGTAGCCATGACTGCTGGCACTGCTGGCTCATTGGCACTCAATGAATGGGATTGGGCTGATAATGACACATTGGGCTACAGTACGATCTATGTGAGAGTTGCTGGTGGCGTTGATCCTGACACCCTCACCGATGGTTACTTATGCTATCAGCTAGCCACAGAGAGCGAGTACAATATCTATAAGGACATTCGCGGGTACAGCGGCTGGATCGGCACTACACAGACTCCATGGTATATGGATGATAACATTGAGCCAGACATTGGCCTAAGCTACATTGAGCGCCCTAATCCATTTGATGCTGCTGATGACTATCCACGATCTGTTGCACTGTTCCAGCAGAGACTGGCATTTGCATCCACAGAGAATGATCCTCAAAAGGTATGGCTTTCACGTAGTGGCATTCTGAATGACTTCGGTATACGTAAGCCGCTATCAGCAGATGACAGTATCAGTGGTACGATTGCATCAGGCGGCCTTGAGGACATCAGACACCTCAGCAGCGGCGATAAGTTACTCTCTCTATCTGGAGAAGGTAGCTGGACAATTGACCATGGTGACAACTCAGATGCCCTTACTCCCAGCAATATTCAATTTAGACCACAGGAGTTTGATGGCTCTGCTGAGTTCATACCTCCAGTAAGGATTGGCAGGGATGTGCTATTTGTACAGAGTGACAACAAGCATATCAGAGCACTCAACTTCAGACTTGAGGTTGGTGGCTATCAGAGTGATGATCTCACCCTCCTAGTTCCACATCTATTCGAGGGTAAATCAATCTCAGACTGGACTCTACAGAGATTCCCAGAGAGTATTGTCTGGATCGTTCTTGATGATGGCACAGGGCTAATGCTAACGTACCTTAAGGATCAAGCAGTATTCGCATTCTCTAGATTAAACACTGATGGCCTAATAAAGGCCGTAGGGACACAATACGGCGAGAATGAGGATCTAATCTACTTCATCGTAGAACGTACCATAGATGGCGAAACAAAGCGTTATACTGAGTACATCAGTGATCGCTACTTTGCTGACATCGAAGATGCATTCTTCGTTGACTCAGGAGTTACATACTCAGGGTCAGCAGTATCCAGCATCGGCAACCTCTGGCACTTAGAGGGAGAGCAGGTGGTAGTACTTGGTGACGGTATGATGGTGTCAGATCCTAACAATAGCCCAACTACTGCACTAACTGTAACTGATGGCGTAATTAACCTTGGTGCAACATACTCCACTATTCATATTGGTATGCCATATACTGCAAATATGCAGAGCCTGCGCATCGATGCTGATGGTGGTGAAACTATCCAAGGCAAAAAGAAGACCATGATTCATACTACTCTACGTCTAAAGGACAGTGTAGTTGACCTTATGGGGCCAGATGAGGACAGTCTACTGCCAATTAAGCAGCGACAGTACGAGAACTGGAGAGAGGCCACTAGGCCAAAGACTGGTGACATCGAGCACCCTATGAAACTAAAATGGACAACAGAGGGCCAAGTGTACTACAGGCAGAGTGTAGCTCTACCAGTCACGATACTGGCACTCATCAATGACATAAGAGTAGGATCATAACAATGCTAACTAGAGCAGAGTTTCAAGACTGGCATATACAGCCTGTGCTAGCAGACTTCAGGGCTGCTGACAGAGAAGAGGTGTGGGCCAGTTGTATGCAGACACCAGAAGAAGCACTGAGAGGCTCCACGGAGAACAGTACTGAGTTCTGTGAGACTCTGCTCTGGAATGATAGTCCGGTAGCAATCCTTGGCGTAGGCGAGCACACAACGCATGGTGCGCCATGGATGCTATCTGTTGAATCAAGATCTGACTGGAGTAAGCCATTCATCAAGCTTGGTATTGATATTGTATTGGAAATGTCTGACATGTATCCAATCCTTAGTAATTATGTGGACAGCAGGAACTCTGTGTCAATTAAGTGGCTACAGTTCGTTGGCTTCACTATTAGCTTCGATAGTCCGATAGATGTAAGAGGAATTAAATTCTATAACTTTTGGAGGTCGGTATGAAGTTATTCATAATTGTAGCAGCCATTATGCTATGCACATCCTGTGTAACTGTCCCTACTGGAGAGGTGCGAAAGTCAGCTGGAAAAAAGTACGAGAAAGTCATCAAGAAGCTTGGACCAATGACACTATACGAGAAGTGGGAGGTGATCCCATCAGCCATCGGGAAGACGATGGAGAGTATACAAGCACCAGCAAGATTAGTGAACAAGATCGTAATCCCAGGCTTCATAGTGTGCCTAGCCCTGACGCTAGTATCACAATGCCCCATAGTCCAGAAGAGATGCCTACAGGGAGCCATAGTCTGCGGAATAGCAATGCCAATATGCTGGGCACTGATGTTCGCAACATCAAGTCCATTGATACTCATACCTCTAATTATAGGAGTTGCACTAGTGGGTTATTCAGTATGCCGGAAACGTGGGCTGCTATTCTTATCTCAGGAGGCTGTGTAATATGGCTAGTAATACTGAGATCATGAGCAAACTGAATGACATGGATGATAAGCTGGATAGCTGCAATAGTCGCCTATCGAATCTAGAGGGCAGACATGAGGCTGAGGATAAACTTAAAAGATCGGATGGTGACTGGTGGGCAAGAGCAATCGCTATGATAGCTATCCTGTCTCCGTATCTACCTAAAATATTTCAAGGAGCAGGAGGTTAGTATGTGCAGTTCAGGAGTCATTGGAGGCGTATTAGGCCTAGTTGGCGGTGGCATTCAAGCCCAAGGACAGGTTGAGCAGGGCAGAGCAGAGAGCACTCGGCTAAGTAGCGAGGCTCAGATAGCTGAGAATAATGCAGCACTAGCTGCACAGGACGTAGAACTAACACAGGAAGGCGCTGAGTTCAGTAAGGCTGATGTGGATCTTGATGTAGCACAGCTACGAGGTGCTGCTAAGACTAGCTTCGCTGCTGGTAATGTACTATTAGAAGATGGTAGCGCTAGGGAGTTTGACCTAGCAGCCGTAGAGCAGGCAGCAAGAGATAAGGGTGCTATCCAACAGCAGGCAGACCTACAGAAGGCTAAGTTCGCTAATGAACGCAAGAGCCTGTTATATGAGGCTAGACAGCTACGTAGTGCATCTAAGCGCGTAGGCAGGGCATCTAAGATGAGTGCACTAGGAACATTTCTTGGCAGCGCAGGAAATGCAGCAGGCCAATTCAGTAGCATGAGATCCTCACGTAGGAGCGGGCCAGGTGCTACCCAGAGAGTGAGCAGTCGAGAAGCAAGGGGCATTGGAGATTTCAACATAAGAGGCGGAGGAGGAGGTAGCTATGCCTAGGACACCAGCATTAAGACAGACAGCAGGAGGCGGCATCGGGCCGTCAGGCTCCCGTCAGCGCATCAATACATCCGCAATGTCTATTGCCCAAGGGGCAGAACTGCAGAGCGCAGGGCAGGCACTACGGAGCGTAGGGCAGAGCCTGACTAAGGTGCAGTCAAACCTTGATAGGAAGGCTGCAGTAAGGGAACGCGAGGAGGCAGCAGAAGCAGCAGCGCAGCGTAAAGCACAGGCAGCAGAAGCAGCAGCAGTTAAGAAAGCACAGGCAGCAGAAGCAGCTAGAATGCTAAAGCTTGATAAAGCTAGGCGCAAGTTACGTATGCAAGCAGCAGAGACTGAATTCAAGAATGATGTAGCTAGTATAGATAAACCAGTCGGAATCAATGCACAGGATGGCGCATACTCAAAACAAGTTGACAAGCTTGCTAATGATAAATTTCAAGAGATAATGCCAGACTTCGACTCGAATAACCCAGACCATATCAACGCAGCCTCTGACTGGCTTAGTAGGACTGAGTATGCAGCGCTTAATGCTAGGAAGTATGAGCGCGAGCAAGAAAGGCAGGGTATGTACGACATCTACACTAGCGAGTATACAAGTAGCCTTGAGAGGGCTAAGCAGGCTGGAGATAACCCGACTGAGTTTGCCAGCCAAGTAGAGCTAGCAAGAGAGAATATCGAAGAGCTGGCAGT